TGCTTAACTCGACGGCGCCGCCGATGTCGTGTGCGGTCTGGGTGGCGTCCCCTGCGATGGTATTGTCATACTTGAGCGTACCCGCAGTTCCGGGAGCAACCAAACTCCCGTCCTGTGTTATCGCCCTCCACAAGCTGCTGTTGGGGCCCTCATCCACACCCATGGCCGAATCGTTGTCCTTGATAACCTGCGGCTCACCATTTTTCAGCCGCAGCCCCGACGCCCACTCCCAAACATTCCCGCAGAGATCGTAGATGCCAGCGGCGGTCTTATCGTGTGCCCATGTAACGGGGCCGGAGCCGGTGTATGTACGCCCGACGGTTTTCCCTCCGTCATAGATGTAGCTGGCAACTCCCTTCTCATGGGGGGCGGCGTGGTTGGCCCCATAATTGGTGTTTCCCTGGGGCGTATAGCCGTTCTTCTTGCACCAAAGGGCAATCGCCGCCCACTCGGCGTTGCTCATAAGATGCCAGCCCTTCCCCTTGGCCTGGCAATACTGCCGGGCCTGGTCAAAGGTTACATAGGCCCGGGGGTCCTTCATCGGCAGGCTGTATGCCCTCTCGTTCATAACGATATTGGGGTACTTGGAGATGAAGATTTCCGGGACTTCTTTCCCGCCCACGATAAAGGCCGGATGGGTAACAGCAGAGCCCCCATCAATCACATCCGAAATCTTGAATTTCGGGATCCGCACCATAACAGAGGGCATCCCCATATCATCCAGCAGGACAGTATTGTTGGGGTGAACCGTTTCCACTGCCAGCTTCAAGGTGTCAAAATTGCTCAACATTTCATCATCCCTCCATGCTCCAAAGTGTCAGCGTTACCCGTTTCATATCCAGAGGAACCGCCACCTGCTTCTGCTGGGGGCGGCCATCTTCGTCCACCCCATTATCCTCATAGGTGTAGCTCCGAGCCGGAATATCAATCTGGGCCACATAGTGCTCTGCTGTTCCCGGGATAACCCCGGAAACCAGATTGCCGCATTTGTCCCGGCAGACATCAATATGGTTGTCCTCGTCCCGCTCGTACTTCGCGAGATTCAGCATGAGTTCATCATCGAAGGTAATCTTTGTACCCTTCTCGACATAAGAAATCTTGGGGCCCTCGTTCTTCTCTACAATAATCATTTGTGCATACCTCCCGAAACATAGTATTTGATCTCCGCCGAGGCGGCGGACCCGTCATAGCGGATTTTGAAGCCATTGAGCTGTTTGTCGTACACCTCGACACTCTGAATATTCCCCTCGGTGCTGATTACCTCGGTATGGACGATATAATCCATCCCCAGACGCGGCACTTTGAGTGCAACAGTGGCGCTACCGGTGTTGAAGGGGTAAGCCTGGCTGTTGGTAATGGTGACGCTGCCAACCTCAAGTGTGGTTTCTGCCTCCAAAAACTCAACTCGTTCCTTCAATGCGTTAAATCTGGCGACCGAAACCATCGCGCTCGGACAAATATCGGCGGTGACGCTGCTGGCCCTGCTTACTGCGACATAGACATCGAAGGTCGCAAGGGTGCTGATGCTGGCCCCCTCCGGGCGAATCCATTGGGGTTTTTCCGGCATACTGACATAGGCGTAAAGGATTTCTCCTTCGTCCGGGTCGGTTGCAAAGACACCGATCTCTTTGACGAAAAATCCAACCGGGGTTTCCAAGCTCGATACCTGGACACTGATGCGAGCTTCCCCGGCCCCGGGATTTTCGATTTCGGCGATGGCCCCCTCTTTTACCTCTTGAACCAGTGCTGTGAGTTTCTCCGGGCCCTCACCCTCGGGCAGAATCCCGTCGCCCACGCTGGCCCGAGAAAAGTGAAGGCCGGTCTTCCCGGCCAAAACTTTTCCCAACAGAGCGTGCCCAAGGTCTGTGATGGTGGTGCACTCGGTGGCTACTTCCACAAATCATTCCTCCTTTTTCGCTTGAATAGTATGGTGAGATATTTCCAACACCGCTCCGGCGGTGCTTTCTCCTATATAGGCTTCCCCGCCAAACGCTGTACCGGGGGAAATGGCGGATGTTGCAATATTCATGGCCGCCTCGCCAAAAGCAACTTGCGCCCGGGCCCTTCGGTGCGGGCGCAAGTTGGAAAAGACTGCCGCTCCCGCATGGTCAACAACACCGACACCGGAAAAAAGCCTTTCCCAGCTGTGGATGCCGGCGGCACTCTCCGGCTGAATCCTGGCTTGATAAACTGTGTTCATCGCCCCAGCGGCAAGAAGTTCCGCACGAAACTCTGACCGGGTCTTAAAGAAGATGCGCTTCCCAACTCCGGCGGCCATGATCCTCTTTACCATCTGGGCAATAAGGGGGGCGATCCGCGCGTGTTCCTCGTCAAACTCATCCTCATTGATGTAAAGCCATATTTTCGCCGGGAAGACTTCGTAAAGGTCGATGGTGGTCGGTTCAACATCGAAAAGGCTGGCGGCGCTTTCGATGACAGTATTGATGTCCCCGCCGGAAAGGAGGGAGATCATTTTGACCTTTATCATCAGCCGGTAGAAATCATCTTCCGCCCCATCCCTCTTTACCCCGAAATTACGGCCATATCGGTCAAGCACCGCTCCCTGGGCTTTATCCACATCATCCCAGAGCCGGACGCGCTCAAGGTTATCCCGGATGATGTCAAGGCCCCATCCAAAGGTACTGAAAAGCCGCCCGATGTTCGTTTCGGGCGGCTTCTGTTTGCGGCTGTTTTGGAGGTCTACTCTGGTGTAGGCACTGGTGAGCATATCTAACATGATCTCTACAAATTTCATGTGATACTCACCCGGCTTTCATCTGTGACCACCTTTTCGCGGGTGCTGACTTCGATGTTGTCCTCGCTAAAATGTTCCCCGTCCCGGCTAATCAAAAGGTCGAAGTCTTTCACCCCAGTCACCGACAGGATGACCGCCGGGAGAGTCATGTAAATGACACCAGCACCGATGCCAAGCCCTCCTGTGACATCGCCTCCGATATAGCTGATAAGGGCCTGCTTGATGCGCTGCTGCCCGTCTGTGGGGAAAGCTGCGGTGGTGGCAAGATTCGTTATCTTAAACCAAACATGAACGGGGCTGGGGCGGGAGAAGTGGATGACGATGCTCTGCTCGCTGGCCGAAATAACCGGGATACTCACATTCCCGTAAGTCTGGATGCCCCCGGCCTTCCGCCGGAAGATCGCCTCCGCAATATCGGTATCGAGGCCACCATAGACAACCGCCTCTATGCTGTGAGGGGGGAGGCCAAGGTCGTTCACTTCATCGGTGTCGTTCTCGTAGCCAAGAGCGGAGGAAACTCCTTCCACTGTCTGCAGGATTTCTGCGACGATGGCATCTATGTTGACGCCGCCGGCATAGTCTACGGAAACCTCATAGCGATCCCGAAACTGTTCATCCGTTTCCCTCCCGCGTCCCCCGTCAACGGCTGCCGGGTTGGTGATCTCTGTGATCCCGTCTGTGGGGTTTACGATGGTGGTGATGGTTCCCGGCCCGGTGTTGTACTCCTCGCCGGAATCAAATGCCTGTACGGGAATTGTAGCCGTCCCGGCATCGCCTATCTGCGTTTCCGCAAGACAGACATACTGGAGACCGGAAATCGTGGCCCCGAGGAAGCCCTTGTGAATGGTCGTCCCTGGGCGACCGGTAACGGTCAGATACCCGGCGGCCTTTTGTGCAGGAAGAAGCCGGAGGCCAATGGCCTTGCCCAGATTGTAAAGGCTGGTTCCGACTGCGGTATCAACAAACCGGCTGTTGTACACATCCTCGGCCAACTGAAACAGCAGGTGAATCGCCCATGTAAAAATGCGAAGGAACAGACCGAGAGGGGAGCGGACGGTTAGGTTTGCCTTCGCCCCGAAAAACTCGCGAGCCTTGTATTCCAAAGCATTGAGAATCTCTGTGTAGGTAGGACAGTGGAAGCCACGCTCTGTAAGGCCCCATTGTTCGTTGTTCATAGGTTCGTGCTCACCTCCGTATTGATGGTGCTGCCGCTTGTGAGTGTGCCAGTAAACGCCACCGAAAGCCCCCGGCCATCGCTTCTTTCACACTCAAGGGAATCCACCTGGGCGACAGCTTCCTCTTGAAAAATAGCTTCCCGGAGTATTTCGGGGATTTCGTCAGCCTCAAGCTCGTGCGGCTTTTTTCCCATGATGCAGTCATAATCTGTCCCATGGGTAATATCGAGAGGAAACTCCCCTTTGTAGACCTGGAGTGTGACCCGGACGGCTTGAGCGGTGGTTTCATCGTCAAAGGTTTGCCGCATGATCCCGCTGTCATCGAAATCCAAGTCGAGTGTTTCCGGGTCTATGTAAAGGCTCATATTATCTTTCATCGCTGCCCCCCTATTCCACATCGACGGAAGTATTTGGTGTAATGGTCTTGCTGGTCTTTATGCTCCCCTTGATCTGCACATCGCCCTTTATGAGAATCCCCCGGGGGCTGACTGCGATATAGGTTGCCCCATCCTCTGTGGAGAGGACAAAAGATTCCTCCGGGAGCCCGGGGGCGGCCCCCTCCCCCGCAAAAATACCGCCGATGAAAACAGCATCGTCGCCGGAGTGAAGCCGCTCGGTATTGGGATTACAGGCTTCGCCGCCGCTGATTGCATTGTCGCTGTCCGCATCCAGATAAATAACCGCTCCAACATCCCCGGCCTTGTACCATGGGCGAACGATAAAGCC